TCGAGACCCACTCACATCCGTCACACTAATCCCGCCATTCGCCACAAACGCCGTCCCCGCCGGCCCATTGCTCGCAATCCCCGCGACCGCCGCGTAGTTCGCGTTCGTCGCCAACGCCGCCACATCCGCGCCGGACGCCATCCCCACCACCCGCGTCGCCGTCACGGTCTTCGCGTGCGCTTCCCCCCACCGGCACGTGCTCGAGCCCAGTCCGCCCTCTCCGTCAGCCCGCGGTTCCACCCGCGGCGTCGCGGCCCACGCCGCAACCCCGCATGCCCACAATGCGCACGCCAGCAATCCGCTCTTCATGGTCCTGCCTTCCTTCCGCGCGGCTTCACGGCCCGGTCCCCATCCCATTCCCAATACAGGTCCGCCGTGTTCGCGTTGTTCGTCAGCGTCATCCACGCCCCGTTGGTCGCCACAATCCACATCGAGAATGCCCCATTCGTCACGCTCGCCCTGGGCACAATCGCGTTGCTCACGCTCCCCTCCCACGCGCTCACCCAGTAGTTCGTCAGCAACGTGCTCGGCGGCCGGTTCGTCTCGCCGCGCGCCGCCGGCGCCAGCGCCAGCGCCATGCCGCACGCTGCAAGCGCCGCGGTCCACGCTTTCGCGCGTCCCCCCTTCATCCCTTGCGCTCCACCCCGGTCCGCCCCGTCTGCGCGTTCTCCTGCTGCTGCAAGCCGAAGAGCAGGTTCTTCTTGTGCTTCTCCAGTTGCGCCTTCTTCTCCTCGCTCCACTGCGCGATATCCGCCTGGTTCTGCGCTTCCCACGAGCGCAACACCCCGATCTTCGCGAGATAGTTCACGTTCACGCCTTCCAGCAACCGCGGCTCCAACCCGGCCGCGATCGCCGTAATCGTCTGCCGCTCCTCTTCCTCTTGCCGCGCCAGGGCTTGCTGCGGCGGCTGCGCCGTCAGCGCCGCCAGCCGCGGATCCAGCCGGCTCAGAATCGCAACGGCAATGGGCCCCGTGTCAATCTGCCCGTCCTTGTCGAGTTGCACCACGCCGTTCAGCACGGTCTCGGTAACCTTGGTCAAATGCTCCGTGTCCGTCAGATCGCGCGGGTCAATCCACAGCGTCGTGTCATAAAGCCCATGGATCTCCGCAAGGGTCTTCGGCAACGGATTCTCCGTCCCGCCCAGAATCCGCACGATCTCTTCGTCCGTCCGATACTGGCAGATCAGTTGCGCCATGCGCTTCTGCACCCGCGCCCACTGCGCCAGCCAACCCAGCACCAGAAACTGCCGCCGCAACTGCACGGCGTCCGCCGGCACGCCTTCCGCGCTCCGCCCGGAATACTCGTTCGTGATCCGCCACAAGAGCGCCTGGTGCGTCTCGTTGTCGCGCACGCCTTGCCCGTCCGGAGAAGGCATCCACCGCAACTCGCCCGACCGCAGTTCCGGCAGATACCCGCCCGGCTGCAACGTAAACTTCTGCCCGGCCCGCGCAAACGGCCCGATCACCGGCGGCACCGTGGTCAGTGTCGTCCGGTCGTTGTGCATGTCCACTTCCTGCTTCAGCGCCCACTGCATGCTCCCCAGCCGCTGGCTTTCGCCCCGGCTGTCCAGCATGTTGCCGCGCAGAAACTCCGCCTGAAACGGCAGGAACACGCTCTCCCCGTGCTTGTAGTCCTGCAACCGCGCGTCGTGCGCCGCGATCTTCACCCCGGCCGCAACGGTCGTCCAATACCAGCCCCGCACGCCGGATCGGTCGCACGCCGAGAAATGCACCCGCACAATCTCATACTCGTCCGCATGCTGCTCGATCGCCGATCCGCGATACGTGTCCGCGAAATACCCCGCCTGCGGCGCCTCCACTTCAGAGAAGAGCGATGCCCCCACCCGCCCCTTCTTCTCCTTCCCATCCCCGCAGAGCGCCGTCACAAAGTCTTCGCTCCAATCTTCCTCTTGCGCCTCCGCCTTCACCTGGACCGCGGTCAGCCATTCCCGCTCGAACCACATCTCCACGTCTTCGCCCGAGCGCGCGTGCGTCCGATACCACACGTCTTCGAATGGCCGCAGCGCCCGGATCGCCACGCGGTTGCTTCGCAGGTAGGTCGTCGGGAACGAGAGTTTCCCTGTCTTCTGCGCCTCGCGCACCCACGTCACAAAGTCCGCATCCCCCGCCTCCTCGGGCGCCAATAGCCGCATCAGTTCGGCCGCCTCTTCGTGCAGACTTTCCGTTGCCAGGGCGCGCAGAAAGAATTGTCCCGCCGTCTCGCCCGTGTCCGGATGCACCGCCCCTTCCGCCAGCGCGTCCAGTTGCTTGGCCGCTTCCTCCAGGGTCCACGTCTCCAGCACCACCCCGCGCTCGCGCTTCCACCAGACCTTCAGCACGCCCAGCCCCGGGTTGTCCCCATACACGAAATTCGCCAGCCGCGTGCTCTCCGAGAAGAGTTCCAACCCCATGCGGTTCGTCACTTCATACCGCAGCACCCGTTCCAGCGCCGCGGCGCTTGCCGCGTCCTCGATCCCCATCATCCGCACTTGCGGCACCATAAACGCGGTCATCGAGGCCATCACCGCCAACGCAACCTTCTCCTCCACCACCATGTCCACCACCGGAACGCGCTGGTCGCTCGCCCCATCGAACGGGAACGGGTCCTTGTTCAACGCCGTCTTGTGCTTCTTCCCGTCCGCGCTCTGGCCGTCCCACTTGCAGAACCGCGTATTCTCCGCGGTCGTCCGTGCCGCGCGCACTCCGGTCCCGAAGTCCGCGTTCACCGCCGCGATCTCCGCGCCGATACGGTTCAGCATGTCTTCCCCGATGGGCAACGTGCTCTTCGCCTTGCGGATCCATGCCAATTCCTTCACGCAACCCTCCACCGGCGTAAGATGTTCTCCAGTTGTTCCGCCGTAAACAGGTGCTTCCTTGTCCCGATGCCTGCCGTCTGCCGTAGCGGCTGCAACGCGCCGCAATCCAGGAGTTTGGCGTATTGCCACCGCGTCAGCCCGCACGCCAGAAAGTCGCGTCGCCGCACGAAAACCGCCATAGAGCTTTCTCCCCGCGCCACACCTTCCCACGTCGCTCGCATGCGTTTCAACCTCCCCCCCTGTCATTTCCCCCCGCGCGCCTTGGTCAGTAACTCCCGCCCCCCACGCACCGCACCCCTGCCTCCCCGTCCCCCACATACGGCACCGTGGTCAAAAGCGCCAAGCGCACCAGGTCAAAGAAGTCCTTTGTCGCCCCCTTCTGCCCGTCCTCGCCCGTGTGGTTCTCCATCGCATAGATCAGGTTCTTGCATCGGTCCGAAAAGAACATCCCCGGCCGGTTCCCGAATCCCACTGGCTGGCTCGTGTCATAGTCCAGCGCCCCATTCACCAACTGCGTCCCCTCCGAAATCGCGTTCCGCCCGTCCACGGCCCCCGAGGTGCTTGCCGCCTCGATCAGCCAATTCGCCTCGTGCAGTTCGTCCAGGAGTGTGCGCAACCCCGTTTCCCCCTGGCTCGGAATCGCCGCATACCGCGCGTCCACAAACTCCCGAAACACCCGAATCCTCCTCCCCCGCTCCCCGCCCTCCGTCCTCCGTCCTCCGTCCTCCGCCCTCCGTCCTCCGTCCTCCGCTCTTTGCTCCCTCTTCCACGCTCTCACCGCCTCCAGGCCATCCTCCGCCCGATAGCACGCCCACCCCTCGATCCGTGCCACTTCCCGCTTATAGGCCAGGATCCCCCAGCCAATCCCTTTCTGCGCCGGGCCCGGCCGGCCGTCCTTCCGTTTCCCATCCGGCACGGCCCAGGCTCCCAGCACGCCCAGTTCCGGCACTTCATTCACCTGGCTTGGCCACTCCTCGATCCAATACAGCCCATCCCTTGTCGCCCGCACCCAGGCCATGGCCCAGTTCCGGGCCCCTGCCGGATCAATCACCAGATAGTCCGTCCCGTCCTTGGGCATGGCATCGTCCGGCAGCACGTGCACTGCCCGGTTGAACTTCGCCGCCAGCGTGCTGTAGCTCTTTGTCGCCAACCCATAGAACCGTCTCGCCTTGTTCTCCTCGTCCATGTGCGCGATCGTCTTCCACACGCTCAACGGGTTCCCGAACGCATTCTCCTGCGAATGGATCCACACCACCACCCGCCGCTCGTCCGCGTCCACCGCCTTCGCCACCACCGGCACCCGCCGAAACCTCCGCCGCTCCCCGCCCCCCGCTCCATGCTCTCTGCTCTCTGCTCTCCGCTCCACCCACCCATACACATCCGTTGTCCGGCAGAACACCTGCGGATACGGCGCCTTCTTCGGGTTGTTCACCCACGCCTCATACGCCGCCAGTTCCTCGTCCGTCAGTCCCAGTTGTCCGGCAACGTCCGGGTCCTTCCCATCCAGCGGCAGCAACCGCGCCTCTGTTGTCCGCACCCACCGCGCCCCATCCAGAAACATCCGCACCGTTTCCGAATACCCCTCCAGCGGCGTAAACCCCACCACCATGTGTCCGTTCTTCTCTGCCAACCTCAACTCCAGCGTCGCCACCCAGTCGCTTGGCACCAGTTCGTCGCACGCCGCATACAAGATATTGCCTCCCTCGATCGCCCGGTTCCGGTCCATCTCATAGCTCTTGAACACCCCCCGGCTCAGATTCGGCAGCACAAACGACCCCTCCGAGAATCCCCCCTTGTGCTTGAACGCAACATACGTGTCTTTCGTCTTCCAATCCCGTTCCCGCAGATGCTTCTGCAACATCGCGTGGCAAAGCGGCTGGTGGAACGTCTGGCTCTGGTCCGCGTTGCTATGGAACGCCCACGCGATTGCCCGTTCCTGTTCCCGCAGCGTCTCCATGAAAAGCCGCATTTCCAGCGTCGTCTTCCCGCATCGGTTCCCGCCCAGCAGCAGCACGGTCATGGCCGGGTGTGTCATTTCGCACGCCTGCCGCAGGGCCTCCGCCATACCTTCTTCGTCCAGGCCCGTCCGTTCCATGGCCCGTTTCAGATCGTTCGTCTTCCTCAGCCGCATCCCCAGGAGTGCCCGCACGAGGTTCCAGATTGGCGGCTCCATCATAAACTCATACGGCTCGTTCTTCTCCGCGGCCAGCGCCGTTTCCCGCATATTCACCAGCGTGGCCAGCGCCTGTTCCGCCGTGCACTTCTTTTCTTCCGCCCATCTCCGCACCGCCCCAATCCCCACCTTCGGAATCAGCGGGTGCTCCGTCTGTTTCACCGTCCCCATCGTCTTCTCCCCCTCACCCCGTCACCCCGGTCAATGCAGTCCCCCCGGTTTCAGCGCCGCGAGCGCAGCGAGCAAGCCCATCTTCTCCCCCATCCCCATCTCTTTCCCGTCGCAGTTCCACAGTCCACCCATCTATTCCGCTCTGCTTCACCCGTCGCACGTTTTCCGCACCATAGGCCACCAACACACTCGGGGCCCCTGCCGCGTCGCCCTGTTTCCCTGTCACGTGATAGAACGCCACTCTCCCGCGAAAGAAGAACACGGCGTCCGCGCGCTCCCACACCGCGTCAAAGAACCAGGCCGTTTCCGTCCTGGCAAACACCAGCGCCACGCCGTTGCCATGCTCAGCCAGGCGGCGCAACCACACGCCCGTTTCGTCTCCGTATGGCGGATTCAACCACACGCGGCCCACCCAATCGTGCATCAACCCATCGTCCTCCACGGTCAGATGCCGCAGTGCCGTCGGCCACGGCCGGTTCACTGGCGAGCATGGATCAAGGTCAAACACGCCAAGCGCATGCACAATCTCCGGCGGCGTCAACCATTCATCCTTGGCCTCTGCGCTCCGAAACCCGTGCAAGAATCCTTGCCGTGTCCGTGTCATCGTTCCCCCCGCGCCGCGAGCGCAGCGAGCAAGCCCCCTCCGCCCTCTGTCCTCCGTCTTCCGTCCTCTGTCGTCCGCTCCCCCCGCTCACTCCTCCATCAACCGCACGCTCGGCATATCCTGCACCGCCTCCCGGAACTGAAAACTCCCCCCTTGCTCATCCTTGTCGAACCACAGCCGCTTGTGTCCTTCCCGCCCCGTCATTCGCTGCTTCTGCACGATCAGCAGCGTGTCTTCCCGCCAATACTCCGTGTCCAGCGTCTTCTTCCTGTCCTCGTCGCCATCCGGCAACTCCAGCGCCGCCGCAACCCGTTCCTCCTTCCCCGCGTTCCTCCAGATGCAGATCACGTTCTGCACAAGGTTCGCAATGTCCCCGCTCCCTGCAATGTCGAACCGGCTCGGCCAGCACCGATCCGCCGGGTGTCGGCTGTCCGGCTTCTTCGCGTGCGCCACCAGGTGCACGTGCACGTTGTGCCGCATCGCGAAATCAATCACCTTGTTCACCGCCTGCCGTTGCGCGTTCAGGTCGTCAATCGCCACGTTCTTCACCCGCAACAGCGCATCCACCACAAAATGGAAGCACCCATACCGCTGCGCCGCATACGCGAACACCCGCAGCACGTCGTCCAGGTCCGCCTCCCCCACCTTGCTATAGACCAGAAACCACTCATGGATCCACCGGATCATCCGGTCGAACTCCGCTTCATCCGCCGGCTTGCGTTTCCCCATCGCGATCCGGCCCAGGTTCTTCCACGTCTTCGGCGCCTGCCACTCCAGAGAAGCCACGCACGCGCGCCGTCTTTGTTTCATGGCCCAATGCACAATGCAGTTGTTCAGCGCCTGCGTCTTCCCGCTCTCGTTCCACCCGTGCCAGCACGTCACTTCCTGCGGACGGAACGCCATCGGGAACGTCCACGGCAGCGGGTCCCCGATCATCTCTTCCGTTGGGTAGAACTCCTTGAAAATCTCTTCCCGGAACTGTCCCGCCCGCACCAGTTCCGGCGGGTCCATGCTGGTCGCGTCCCGGATCGCGGCATAGATCTCCCGCTCCGTCACTCCGAACTTCAGGCAATCGTTCGCGTCCTTGTGCCCATTCGGCCACGTCACATACCGGATCTTGAACTCCCCCAGCCGCGCCGGAATCCCCGTCCACGCCGCTCTCCCCGCCCCATCGCAATCCCCGGCCAGGTAGATCGTCTCAAACCCGTTCAGCCAATCGAACAGGTTCTCGATCCACTTCTCGTGCGCCCTCGATATCCCCCTCTCCCCCCCTCCGTCCTCCGCCCTCCGTCCTCCGCCCTCCGTCCTCTGTCCTCCGCCCTCCGCCGTCCGCCCTCCGTCCTCCGTCTTCCGTCCTCCGCCCTCCGCCCTCTGCCCTCCGTCCTCCGTCCTCCGTCTCGCTTGCGCCCCATACGGCAGACTCACGGCCGCATACCCCCACACCGCCAGCGCCATCGCATCCAACTCCCCTTCTGTCACCAGCAGATCGTTCGGCCACGTCCGTTTTTCGCCTTCCTTCCCGCCCTCTGCCCGCAGCGCCTGCAACCCGAACAGGATCGTTTTCCCCCCATCCTCCTGTTTCGGCCAGGTCCACATGTTCCCCTTGTTCTCGATGTCCCGATACTTCAGCAGCACCAGTTTGTCGTCCGGGTCATAGAACGGAAACACAACCCACGTGTGTTCTTTGTCGTCTCGCCACTTCCCCGTGTGCTCCCCGATCCGATATTTCCGGATCGCTTCCCCGGTCAACTTCCGTGTTTCCGTCAGCCACTTCCACACCGCGCCGCCTTCCACCACCGGCCGCAGCCGTGCCGGCAGACACGCCAGTTCGTCCCGTTTCGGTTTCGCGCCTCCCATCCCTTCCCGTTTCCATCCCGCCTCTTCGTCCGGAATCGAAAACGCCTGCGCGATATCCGCCAGCGCATCGCGGAAGTTCTTCCCTCTCGCGATCATCCACAGCTTAATCAGGTCTCCCCCGTGTTCGTCCCCTTCCTGCGCAAAGTCCGTCCACAGTCCGGCCCGCGGCCCGCTCAGGTTCACCACCAGGCTTTGTCCTTCCGTCCCATGCGCATCCCCGCACCGATACACCGCCCCATCCTGCCGTCCTTTCGGCAGCAGCATCGTGCACACCTGCGCCACGTTGTTCCGCAACGTCTCCCTCACCCTCTCAACCGAAACGCTCATCCCACCCCCCCGTCACTCCGGTCAACCAGGTCAATCCCGTCCCCCATCCCCGGCGCCGCAAGCGCAGCGAGCAAACCGCTCCCCGCTCCCCGCTCCCCGCTCTACGCTCCCTGCTCTCCGCTCCCCCCCGCCACCCTCGCCTCCACGCTCCGCTTCAGCACCATCAACCCTTCCGCTTCCCCGTGCGCCTTGTGGATCTGCCGGTCCGTCGCTCCATCCGCCGTTGCCCGGTTCATCGCCTCAACCCACTGCATATCCATCATTGCCAGCATGGCCCGCACGGTCCCGTGTTGTGCCTGGCCGGCCAGAGCCGCCTGCAGCTCCTTCTCGCTCAGATCGCTCACAAACCGGATCCGTCCTTCCACCGTCACCGGCCGTTCCAACTTCCTCGTCAGCCGCTCCACTTCCTGTGCCGCCCGCGCAAGTTGTCCTTCCGCGCTTGTCGCCCGGCGTATCAGTGCGCCCCTCGTCTCATCCGAGTCCTTCAGCGCCTCCCGCAGCATGTCCCGTTCATGCTCCAACTCGCGTTTCGCGCGCGCATACTCTTCAACCGCCGCGCCGCACCGCTCCATGTCCTCGCGCAGCACCCACCTTGCCGCCTTCAGAATCCACCGCATCGCGTTCTTCACTGCACGCCTCCCCGCACTGTCGTCCCCAGTGCCATCCACGCCGCCCGGTTCCGTTCCTGTTCCCGTTTCCGGCGCCGTTCTTCTCGTTCCTTCTGCCATCGCGGCCACCGTTTCACCCGGTTCTTCCGTCCGCTTCCCGCGAACACCCCCAGCGCCGCCATCGCCAGCATTCCCACCCCGATCGAGACCCCCTCGTTCATGTCCTGTTTGCCTCCCGAATTTGCATCCGCAACTCCGTAATCGCCTCCCGAATCTGCCTCAACAGCCCCGCAATCTCCTCCAGCGTCCCGCACCTCGCGCACACCCACACACACCCCGGCGTCCCTTTCTCCGCACAGTTCAAGCGCCTCCCCCGGCGCCGGCGAGCGCAGCGAGTCAAGCCCCACTTCCCCTCAACCCATCCGCCTTCGCCCGCAACTCCTCGGCCGTTTTCTCGCCGCCGCCCGTTTTCTCGCCGTTGCCCAGCGCCTGTTGTTCCCGGGCCTTGTCCACGTCCGCATACACAACCCGGCTCCGCAACACCTGCGCCGCGTTTTTCCCATGTGGCCAGACCTGTCCCTGCATCTCAACCGTCAACCGATCCAACACCCAGTCCAGGTCCGCCCGCGTGTTCACCCGCACGATCTCCGCGAACTTCTCCAGGCTCACCCGTCCGCACTCCTCGTGGATCCCCGCCCACTTCCCATACAGCCGCCTCAGTTCCGTCCCCGCGTGTGTGGGCCCCTCTCCCTTCCCTCTTCCCTCTTCCTCTTCCCTGTTCCCAGACGCGCGCGCGCGCGAGGCGCAAGAATCATCCGCGAACGTTCCCGGAACATTCTTGGAATCTTCCGCGAAAACTCTGCGAATGTTCTCTTCCGTTTCCCCGATCATTCTCAGAAGGTTCCCGCGAAACGCGGCTTTCCACTTCGCGTGCGTCGTCAACCGAACCAACACCCGTTCAGCGACTTCCGTCGGCGGGTTCGGAATCTCGCTCCGCTGCGGCTTGTCGATGCGCTGGTGGACCGCGAACATCGGCACAATCCCATACCGATTGTCCCCGTCGCCAAACTCCACAATTTTCTCCGCGGCCAGCAGCGCCTCGTAGGCCGCATTGAACGAGGCGCGCGGATCGCACGGGCAGATTTGTCCGCGCAAAACGTCGCGGTTTGCTTCGAACTTCCCGCTGTCGTCGCAGCAGATCACCAGTCCCAGCAGCACCCACCGCGTCAGCGGCTCCTGCCGGAGCAGCCACTGGTCCCGGAACGCATCCGGTTTCACGGTCCGGATCCGCATGGTTCACCTCACTCCCTGGCGCCGCAGTGCCGCGACGTCCAGAACGATGCCCCCCCCCTGGTCAATCGCGCGCAGCTCCTGGGCCCCGCCGCCGGGCCGCGGCAGGCGGCTTTCCGCCCGTCTCACCGCCTCTTCGTTCGGGCAGAACATCCGCGTAATCCGGTCGCTCGGCTTCCCCCCATCCGCCAGCACGCGCACCACGAAGAACCTCCGGTTCGGCAACCGCCTCAGCACCCTCACCACAACGATCGGCTGCTTCCCGTTTTCCCCGCTTGCCGGTGTCCCAGCCCCTTCAGGCGTGGCCGTATGCGGCTGGGCCGGGTCAAAGTACCCTCCCGCGCCATCCTGGGCCGTTTTCTCCAGCCCAAAGCTCTCCATCATCCGTTGCCGGCCCGCGTCCGTGTAGCGGATCGCCCGGTGTTTCCCGGCTCGCACCCAGTCTTCCCCTTCCACCAGTCCCAGGTCTGTCCGTCTCACTTGCAGCGTCTCTTCGGTCACGCACAAGAGGTCGCTCAAGTCCCGTTCCAGGATCCCACCTTCATGCGTCATCGCCTCTTCCCTCCTTTCGCCTTCCAGACCCGCTCAGGTTGGCCCCGCTCAGGTTGGCCCCGATCAGGTTGGCCCAGCTCAGGTCGGCCCCGATCAGGTCGGCCCCGATCAGGTCGGCCCCGCTCAGGTCGGCCCCGATCAGGTCGGCCCGTCTCAGGTCGGCCCCGCTCAGGTCGGCCCCGATCAGGTCGGCCCGTCTCAGGTCGGCCCCGCTCAGGTCGGCCCCTCTCAGGGGGGCCCGTCTCAGGTCGGCCCGTCGCAGGTCGGCCC